CGTTTAAGTAACGGAAGTCAGACTTATAGAAGTCGTAAGATCCTCTACGGAAACCAGAGAAGCCTAAGTTCAATGCCATATCTTCAGAGTTGTCAAATACTCCGTAAGAAGTACCACCAGCTCCGTAAGAATTCATAGAAGCTAACATATCGTCGATAGCAAGAGAAGTTCCTCTATTTACAAACATCATGTTTTCTTCGATAGCACCTTGAGAGTCAAATTCTGCTAAGATAGCATCAAACTCAGCTAAGTCGGTAGCAGCGTTAACACCAGTAACACCAGTAGTAACGTTACCTCTTTGCTCGATAGCATAGAATAAACCTTCAGTACCAGCATCGCCTTCTGGAGATAAACCTAATTCAGCGTCAACGTTAGTTGAGTTAGAACCTGGAATAGACTCAAGCATAGCCATTTCTAAGTAGTCGTTAAAACGAGCTCTTGTGTCAGCTTCAGCTTTTAAGTACCACAAGTACCCGTTAGCACCACCTTCAGAAGCAACTTCAACCCAACCAATACGACCAGCATCAGATCCAGATACTTCGTAGTAATCTTTCATGATAATTGGCTTATTAGTAAAAGTTTTGAAGCTTGGCTCGTTAGCGCCTCTTGTAGCAACTCCGTCGTAGTTATCACCTTTCTTAAATTCAGAACCGATAACTAATAGAGTACATCCACCAGCTGTTTGAGCTAAAGCAGCTAAAGTATCAGCATTGTAAGCTCTAAGACCAATAGTGTTACCGCTAACAGCTACAACTAAAGCTCTAACAACAACTCCTGGAGTTGAAAGTAAAACAATATCGTGGTTACGTACACCGTGAGCATCACCTGGGTTTGAAGCACCAAAACCATCAGCTACAACGTTCCCGTCAATATCAGATACTATAGTGAACTTACCTTTAGCACCTGATGAAGATACGTCACCGTCTTGATCAATAGTACCTTTTAAAGAGATGTGAAGTCTTGATTGCTCAGACCAAATAACTCTATCAGAGGACATAGCCTCTTCTGCACCTACTTGAGCGAGGAAACCAGAAATTGTACGAGGTCCAAAGATCTCAGCTTCTTTTTCCATTAGCTCAGGTAAGTATTGTTGTGCCCATCCTTGTGTAGATGTGCTTGTAAAATCGACGTAGTTTGTAGATAGTGTCTGCTGCTGTGAGCTAGGTACACTATTCAAATCGCCGCCTGCATTAATTGCCATAATTTTAAATTTTAAGCGTTAATTATTTCTTTTTAATTTTAAACTTGAAATCATTGGAATCACTGCCTAACACTTTAAACTTCATACCGCTGGTATTAGCCTGGTTGCTAAATTGCTGCCTAGGATTCATATCAACGTTTTTAGCTTTTGCTACAGTATTCTTAATTGCATCGGCTTTGCCTTGCTCGTAAAAATGCTGCGCTATTGCGTCAGGATTCATTGCTGCGTATAGAGACTTGTGATAACCCTTAGCATCTGATATTTTATTATCTTCTCCCAAAAACTTTTTGATGAAGTTGTTAATATCGCTTTGAGTTTCTTTAACTGCGTCTGCGTTCTTCACGTTAAACCTGTATTTTTTCTCTCCAACGCTAAAGTCAAATCCTTTAAAGTTTTTGTTAAAAACACTGTTTGTTTTGTTAACGAACGTGTCGTGCTGCTCTTTTGCAACTTTTTGTGACTCTTTTGAGTCCTTGTCATATCTGTTGAAAAAATCAATAGCTTTCTGCTGTTCTTTCGTTAGCTTAGAGCCGTACTTGATTTCTTCGTAATGTTTGGATTTTACACTTTCCAAGTGGTGCCTTGCCTGAGCAACTTGCTCTTTCAACGCTAATTTTTTTCTTTTTATATCTCTTTCGTCGTCTACCTCTTCATCAAACGAAAAAGAATCTTCCATCATAAACTCTACTTCGTCAGCAGATAAATGAGGTTTAGTTTGCTTATAAAACTCACGCAATACCGTTAAATTGTCTAACTCAGAATAGTCCTGATTTAGTCTAACGTAATCTTGTAAGTCGCCTCCAGTCTCTTCCATAAAGTCGATTAACTTTTGGATGTTTTCTGGTAAAGGCTTACCCAGTAGATCTTGTGCTTCAGCTATAACTTCTTCTACCTGCTCAACAGCCTCTTCAACTTCTTCATCAGTAACTTCTTCTAGTACTGGTGCTTCTGTTTCTTGTACTTCTCCTTGCGGTTGTACTTCTTCTTGTTCTTCTGCGGCTGGGGTACTTTCATTCCCTCCAACCACTCCTGAGTCGTCAGCTGTGCTAGCTTCAACTTCGGTTGTTTTTTCTTCTGGTTTGTCATCTTCAACTGGTTTGCTTAAGTCTACTTTGATTACGCCATCATCTCCAGCGCTTTTAAACTTACTTTCATCAACCTCTTGGGTTGTTTCTTCTTGTTGAGTTTCTTCAACGTTTTCTAATTCTTGTTCCATAATATAAAATATAAAAATTAATGATTAATTTAATCTACTTGAGGCTCAAACGCGTCTAGATTAAGTCCACCACCTACTATATCATTACCTGATGATTCAAAGTTTTTAGGTGGTCTACCTGATTTTCTTTGCTCTATAAGTTCTGACTGTTGAGTGGCTTGTATTTTAGTTCTTTTATCTTTTCTATCTTCCTTGCTATCTTCTCTGTTTTTTAAAGTAGCACTCTCGATATTTCTAAGCTGCATGTTATACTGAAACTCTTGAGCCATCAATTGCTTTTTAATTTGAGCTTCTTGCATTAGTTTTTGTTGAGCCATTTGGGCTTTTACTTGCTCTAACTCTGCTTGCGCCTTCATTAATGCTTGTTGTTTTTGCACTTCCATTTGCGCTGACGCTTGTTGCTGTTGTATATTAGCTTGCGACTGAGCTTGTATGTTGGCTTGCTGCGCGGCTTGATCTTTTTCCATCTTCTTTTTTCTACGTATCTTAAGAAGTTGATTAGCTAGCTTTACGCTTTTTATTTCTCTAAGATCAATGGCGTCTTCAAGATCTATTGTTTTTTGAGCTAAAGCCATTTGTATATTGTTCTCTAACATGGCTTTTTCTTCTTCATCAGGCATTAAGTCTATGAATATTCCAAAGTCGTACAGGTGTAGCTCTGACATCTCTTGTAGTGTAGCTACGTTGTGAACTCCTATACTTTGAATAAAAGCTTCTTTAGTTGGAGAATATTCTATAATATCTGATATTCTAAGTGACAAACACTCTGCGACTTCTGCTGTTAAGAATAATCCTGAGTTAAGTATGTGCCTTGTAGCTGTATTAGAATTTGCTGCCGCTAACTTTTGAACCCCAACTAAAGCTCTTTGATCAGGCGTGCTGCCATCTCTAGCCTCGTTAAGTCCGGTCGTATCGCGAATCATTTGTAAGTAATAATTGTAATTACCTATTAAAGCTTGCATTTTGCTACCACCGCTACCACTTGATATTTCTTGAATAGGTACTTTACCAGGATTCATATCACCTTCCGAAGTAAAACTTCGACCAATAACAGAACCTGTTTGGAAGAACATGTTTAGCGCTTCTTGTGGATTGTAGTTTGTTCCATTACCTAAATCTATTTCAGCTAAACCGTCAGCGTCAAGATAAACACCATCAGGAACTAAGCGAGACATAACCTGCTGCAGCTTTAAATGTGTAAGCTGTATCATATCTGCGAAACCTGTTATACGTTTAACTAAAGACTCTATCTTGCCCTTATACATTCTAGGCGCAACAATAGAGTAATTCATTTTAACTTTAGTAAAGTTACTCTGCGGACGCATCATGTTTTTAGCCATCTCCCACTTAAGCAACTTATCAGTTCCAATAACTACAGCTCCTTCATATAAGCACTCTATTGATCTATGTAACTTACCGTAGTTTCCCTCTGCATCAGCAGGTGGTTCAAAGCTGTCATCTTTAGGTAGTATTTTATCAGCACCGCTTCCAGTTTCCTTAAGCTTGTAAACTTCGTTCATATACGTCTTGTAGTTAAAATACAAAACTTGAACCTTGTTCATATCGTCTTCTGTTCGCTCGCCTTTTCTGTAATTACCACCTTTGTATCTAGACCCTGATTTAACAATATCCTCTAAGTCTTCATGAGACAAGTGTGGAAACTGCTTTGCCAATTCATTTACAGGTATAGTCTTAACTTCACCAACGTAGTATATATCGTCAAAATAAGGAGATTCTGTATAAGAGTAAACTAAGTCAGCAGGATCAACGTAATCTATAGTAACACCTTCTGACGTATTAAAACCTGTTTTAACAGCACCAATACCTAGAACTGTAAGATCGTAGTAAAATTGTTTTTTGATTAAGTCGTAGTTGTTACCTTGCATCAACACGTTTATAGCCTGCTCTTCTGCTAGCTCTACTGCTTGCTTGTAAGTAAGCTGCATGTGAAGATCTAATTCTTCTTGTGTTTCAGGTAAAGTCTTTGGATCGTTTTGATATAAGTTTATTCCAAACTCTTCTTGAGCAAACTCGTTCATTTCTCTAGACATCATATCACCAAGTATACTGTCCATATACTTAGTTCTTTTAGCCATACCGTAAGGATCTTGTGAGTATGCTTTTATGTCATAACCCCTCTCGGCAATACCGTTAACTACAATATCTACAAACTTTGGAATAATTGGAACAGGTGTCCAATCTAAATTTAGATAAGATAAGTCTCCATTAATAGATAACTCATCTTTATATTTTTGTATTGACTGTTCACCCCTTGCGTATAATCTTAACTTGTGAAAGTCGTTGTTTATGTTGTTGTATCTTGTGCTTCCTTTATCTGCGTAGAACCACTCTGTCTCAATAGCCTTAGCTACTTTCAACCCATACTCATAACTTATTTTTTCAGCGTCACTAACGACCTGACTTGGAAAATAACTCTTTATAACAGACTCTGCCATACTTTTATTTTATTATTTTAGATATACCACCAGTGTTAGCATATCTAGCTATATTTATGTTTAATTTAGGTTTTTTAATGTCTCCATGAGGTTTGTATAAATGTCTATTACAAGCCATAATTGCTAAGCCAGAGCTTATAGCAGCATCAAACTTAGTTCTTTTGTTTATATCAAACTTACTCCACTCATTTAAAGTGTTATTAAAATATATATTACCGTAAGATCCGTCACCTAAATGACCAACGTGATCTTGTATGTACATTTCTATCGCCGCAGCGTGAGCTTGTTTTATGTCCTCACTAGAGTTTGGTATACCACCAACTTCTTTTTCTGCTACAGATAGTTTGTTCCATATTTTGTCTGGCCTATTCATACTGAAACCTCTATACCCTCTTCTTTTAAAATAGTACAAAAGCCTTGGTTTGTTATTTTCTGCAAGAAGTGGCATGCCATAAAAAACACAAGCCATCAGAACATCTTCAAAAAATATTTCAGCGGTTTGTGGTCTTGCAATATATTCTAAAAAGAAATGGTTTGGAGGTGAATCTTCCATTGAAAACTTTGTTAATCCATGAAGCGCTCCTTTAGAGCCTTTACCGTCCACAGTACCACTAATATCGTAACTATCACAGCCGAACGCACCAACGTGTTCGTTTCCTGGGTACCTAATTCCATTTTTCAATATAACTTTATTCTGCAAATGACTCGGAGGAACCCAACTAATGTTGAATCGACCTCCTGGGTCTGGCATAAAAACAACTTCAGTATCTTTCACTCCACTCACCCACTGAAAATTACCAGTGGTAACGGCTGCTGAGTTTCTTATACCTTCGTTGTAATCTATTTGTTCATATATTTTAACTAAGTTAAATATACTGTTTTTTGTTTCATCTCTAAACGCGTGCTCTTCAGTTCTTGGGAACTGTCGATAAAACTCGTTCAACGCGTCTTGGTCGTCTTTTAATCCTTCAGCTTCATTCTCCCAATGCTCGATGATACCTATATCTATTAGTTCACCGTCGGGTCCATAACACTCTCGTGTTGGGGTATCAAAAACTGGTCGTCCAAACTCATCAATAAATCCTTCATAGTTCCATTCCATTGGGATAAACAAAGAATATAAACCAGAGCGTGTTTGACCATTTCTATTTCTTTTTGTGACATCGCTGTCGTTATATAACTTTTTAAAGTTATCTCCACCTTTATCTAAAGCGTTTGACGTTGATCCCATCATACACTTACCTATAATCCTACTACCTAATCTAAGACATGTTTTTGTAACACGCCAATTGTTCAATATATTATCAGGCCTCTCCCACTTACCACTTTCATCGTGAACTAGCAAGTTAAGTTTTTCACCGTCATAGCTGTTATCACCTGTGTTTTTCCAATCAATAGTAGTGTCAAGTCCAGCCAACTCCTCCTGCTTTTCGTTTGCAGTAATCTTTCTACGCGTAAACTTACTTGCAGGAACCCTATAAGCAAGTTCAGACTTAGGTCTGTCCATACCGTCTTGAATCGGTTTGAAAAAGAACGGATAGTTAATAGAGATAGGTACAACCTTATCTGTAAACATTTTTTTAGCATCACCACCACTTTTCGATAGTATCCCATATCTACTATCACTCGATATTGTAGCTAAGTTAACGGTTTCTGCAGAACTCATAAAAGAAAACCCAGAACGTCTATTTTTTAAGTAGCACATTCCGTAACATCTTTTATCGGCTTTGCAAGCCTCCCAAAATATAAAGAACAGTCTGTTGGCCTCTCTAAAATCTGGAGCACCAACATCAATCTTGCTCCACTGCAAATACATATAGTGGCTACCTGTTATATACGTAGGCTCACCATTGTTCATAAACCAAAACCCTTCGTCTCGATACTTAAATTCGCTGTCTATGTAGTCAAACCACTGCTCTTTATTTTCTTCTGGATAACTTCTCCAGTCAAAAATATTCTTAAGCTTACTTAGCTCTTTAGGATATTCTATTTTTTCCCACTTGTCTTGCAGTGGCAATTCTTTTGGTTCAAGTGGCAAGCCAATTCGCAAACCTTGAATCTCCAGTATTTGTCCAATTTTTCCAGTTTTGCTAATAACGACAATGTCATTTTCTTTATTGTATCCATATTTCCATTTTTTAGATTTGTTAAGACGACTTATGGTAGTCTTCTTAACTGGTTCAACTATTTTATATAAAGTCTGCTCGTACATTATTTCGATCTGCCTTCCGCGAAGCCTTTAAATACTCGTTCTTTTTTCTCTTCTTGTGTCTTTCCTTCCAGAAGACCTTCTTCTTCTTGTATACGGTTGAGGATTTCAAATGCATCAAATATAGCTAACTTTTTTGTAGCTGCGGCGTTCTTCAGTCTGTCAGCAGAAACATCATCTTCTGTGTTAGTTATGATCTTTTCTTTAGCTACGTTTATTAGCTCTTCAACTGCTCTATGCCCAGCTTGGATTATAAGCTTCTTCGTTTCCTTGATATTCATATTTAATTGTAATAAATTTAGAATAAACCCTATAAAGTCTTTGGCCATCTACTATAAACTCATACTTCGAGAATGGCTCGAAACCTACGAGATCATTTAATTCAAAACTTCCATCAGTATACTTAACTATACCTTTAGTTTCGTGCTCTAGCTCTGTATCAAATTTATCTTTAGATTTTATAGGTTGAACAAAGCAAAAGCCTTTTAAAGGCTCCCAAACTGGCTCTTTAAATCTACTCCAATTTGTTTTTACTTTGCGTAGAAAGATTTGATCTTCGCTAATTATATACTTGTTGTCTTCAAAGTAGCTCTTACTGTTTCTTTCTCTACCTTTAGTATCGTACCATCTGCGAAAAACGTTATGGTGCACCAAGATCGTGTCACCTTCAACTATCCCTGTGTTATTAACTCTTGGAGTACTAACAACCACGGCTTCTCTGTTTACATACTGGTGGTTAAATATCTCTGTGTTGATTATTAACTTCTTGTCACCAACGTCAATAGAGTTATTATATCTTTCACCTTTTGGTTCTACTATGAAGTTGTAAACACTGTTCATTAATACTGTAAGTCGTATTCAACAGATACAGCCATGTTTTTATTGAAATCTTTCCAAGGTAAAACATCTTTGCCTTTTCTAATATACACAGAGAACTTATCTTTTTCTTCTATAATATCGCAAATAGTATGACCACCATACACTTCCTGCCCAACGGCGTAGTGCATGGCGTCATTCTTATAGTCTTTGCCGATACTAATCTTTCTTATCAGCTTCGACATCTTCCTTGTAATTTATAGTACCATCTTGAATGTTAATATCAAAAGTACCGTATTCTTTTTCAAACTCGCCCTGCATAAGAGCTAGTTGATCTTGTATGTTCATAATGTTGTGTAGTAAACCGTGCTTACGAGTTTCTACCATACCGAGGTCTAGTTGAGCTCTATTTATTGAATTTACAATACCTTGCACTTTCTTTAACTGCTCGTCTGTAATTTTTTCAGGTTTAGGAGTTAGATCAATGATCTCTTCCTTCTTTTTTGTTTTTGTTGCCATAATATAATATAAATTAATTGTTTGTTATCTGCAGTTTTCTACGGCTGCAACCACCCCGCTTGTCATTTGTATGCTTACAAAATCTCTATTGTTAGCTGTTATTTTGTAAAATCCATCTTGTAAAATTCCTCTTCTATCATCAGCTCTTCTTGATATGTATACTTTATCGTTAACGCGAGGAATTAATCCACTTCCGTTGTGGTAATATGTCTTATTAAGAGAATCTCTAGTGTTGCAAGCAGCTCGAGCTTGAACCGTTGTTCCAGAAACAGAGCCGTATGTTTTAGCTAAAATAACTTCTTTGCGTCTTCTAACCATAACAGGCTTAGCTTTACCTCTAGCCTGCGCTGATGTGTTTGCGTTACCTAATGCCATTAAGCTCTATCTCTATAATCTGGTCTTGGTGCTACGTAGCATATAACGTCTCCAGCGTGTAACTCTACATAGTCGTACATACCGTATAGAGTCATACCAGCAGGAAACTCTGTTCCACTACCATCTGCAACAATAACAGCAGCATCGTTGTCACCAGCGTTTGTAGCGGCACCCCAATCAGTGTCTAACGTTTGCGTGTCTTCAGTTGA